AGTACTCGCAATTGGCAATTGACGGGTTGCACCAGCGTAGGGTTTGCCATCCACGCTGTTGATTGGGCGTAAGCCGTAGGGAGCTGTTACGCTTGGATAAGCCATAATAAATCTCCTAAATTAAAAATTAACCACCTTTTCCAAAAGAACCCACAGTAACCTTACCTTCATTGAAGAGAGGCATACGAGGATCATTCTGGCGCATAAGAGCGTTCTCCACAGCCTTCATTTGAGCATTAGCTTGGTCAGAGTAATAAGTATTACGCTGAGCTACAAACTCAACTGGGGTTTTGCAAAGTAACAGCCCGCCAATCTCAATATTGTCTTTAAAACGACTATTGGGATCAACTAGCATTTGAAATTTGGGTTGTTCCTCAATCCTTACGGGCTCCCAACCTTCTCTGAGTTTGGCAGATAGGTTACGTGGGTCAGCCTGGTTTAAAGATGAGACACGAATCCAACGATACGCATACCCAGCCTGTTTGTCGGGCTCAGGGAGTAATTCAGGCGGAGCCCAATGCGTAGGGCGCTCTACCTCAACTCGGGTATCTAATTCACGGGTCAGTCTGTTGTTAGCCATTTGAAGCCTCCAATTTTTGTTGTTCACGAGCGTACACTTCCGGACTTAAGCCTAGTTTTTTGATCAAGGCCATTTGTGACTGCTTTAACCGTACCTGTTTGGAGGACGTTGAGCGGGTCGCCGGAGCTACCACCGTACTTGGCTTCGCTTTCGGAGCTGTTTGGGGCTCTTTTTCTGGCTCAGCCTGACTACCTTCTTCCACAGTCTCAAAGTACTCTGGAAATTTTTTGCGCATTGTTTTGTCAATGTGCTTGAAGTACTGGTCTGAACCTACGACTTTTGGGCCGTACTCATCTACCAATTCTTCATGTATCCCTACCGCAAAATTGGACATGGCTTTTTTGGAACCATACCAAGGATTCTCATCCAACCAAGATTGCGTTTTGGCGTCAACCTTTGGCATTTGCTGCGATTGAGTTATTTGTACATCATTTTCTTCAGTTTGTAAAGCAGTAGGTTTAAATTGTTTTGCCTGTTGTGCTTTATATGTTGCTTCTGAGAGAGCGGTCTGTGCTTCAACGATGCGATCCGAATCACCAGACTCAAGCGCTTCTTTGTACTCCCGCTTAGCCATATTCAACGAAGTGTCGGCAGCGTTCTGAACAGTCTCAATGTAGGTCTTTTCACCAGCACTATATTGTGCTTTGAGCTTTTTGTTCTCTTCAATTACTTGTTTTGCTAGATTAATCGCCTCTTGTTGTTCACGTAAAGCGGCTTCTTTAGCCCGTCGCTCATCGTTCCAGACCTTCTTATATTGCTTAATGCGCTCTTTTTGAGCCTTGGGGTCTAGTTCTTCTGCGTCTTCATCAGCAACTTCTAGCTTCTCAACGACATCTTTAGGCATCGGTTTTTGATCCCGATCCTCTGGAGGAGTGTCATCCTCGATGATGTACTCGACTTCATCTAAGGGTTTACCCTTATCTTCTTGTTCATCGGGGAACTTAAATTCTTCTTTTTCAAACTCAGCCATGATTTAGCTCCTATATAAATTTACGGGATATGCCACGAGGATCTTGAACAACGGCTTCAACTGAGTCGTCATTAATAATCCTAAACTCCCGGCCATGTATTACTAGGCGGGTACCAGCATTTGGTCTAACTAAAATAAAGTCGCCTTCTTTACACCAAACACCACTTGGGAATCGAGTCGGGTCTTTATAACAGTCAGGTCCAAGAGCCACCACAAATAACACTGTGGTTAGAATCTCGTCCTTCTTTATTAGGTCATCAGGCTTAACTAAATCAAAACCTTCAAACCTTTCTTCTGTTTCTGGGATCGCACACAAGATGCGGTAGCCAGATGGAATTGGAAGCTGGCGAGCTTTTTCTTCTATGGCTTTGGCAAAATCTACTGCTCCTATTACTTGCGGTTTATCGGGGTTTGTGCCGATAAGGATTTCACTCATCAGAATGCTCCATGGTTTGTTTAAGGTCTAATATTTCCTGCTTTGCAAAGAGCAGACCTTTGATCTCTCCACAAATTTTTTGGTACTCGGCAAAGTCTTTGGCTTGGCCGGAAGCTACCCAGTCTCGCTTTTGAACGACACTTTTATCTAGTTCTATTACTAAAACGTCTAATGGTTCCATTACTCAGTTTTCTCCTTAGTAACGTCTTTACTGCGGGTTTGCTGCATGCGGAATTGATCTTTAGTTTTGGCTATGTCAACCCCAAGTTTTACACCTTCTAACTCTTGTTTAGCACTTAAATCAGCTCTATCTTTTGCTACCTTAGCTCCAACTTGCATGCCAGCAATCTTCTCTTGAGACATGATTCTTTCTCTCTCAATATCAAGTTGATCAGCTTTAGCGGTTGCATCAGCAATAAGCTTACGGTTCTTAATATCAACCTCGGCTTGTTTGATAGCCAACTCTTGCTGCTGTAACTGGATAATTGGGTCTTGCTGTGCCTGAGCATTTTGTTGAGCTTGGGCCTCTTGCATATTGCGCTGTAACAACTGTTGAGAAGCTTGTGCTGCCAATTGCGATACCCGAACTTCGAGTTCTTGTGGCATAACTTTCTCGTCAGAGTCATCTTCATCTGGATGGAACGGCAACTCGATACCCATCTGCATTTCCATTTGCTTGCGGTACTCATAAGCAATGTGCTCGTTAACGTGAGCCATCATAGCTGCTTGCATAGCTTGTGCCTGTGGGTTTTGCCCAACCAACTGCATGATTTTTGGATCTTGCATAGCAGACATATGGGTTGTTATATGTGCTTGATGGTCTTGGTAGTAGAACGCCTTAACTGGCTTCATCATGAGAATGTTCTGATTCTCAGTGATTGGGTCCTCTGGCTTTTGGTCCTCGGGCAGTTTAACCAGCTGTTGAGCATTTTTAATACCCAACACGTCTAACATTTGACGGTGTAGCTTAGGCATGTTGTAAATCTGAGGTGCGCCTTGCGCTAGTTGTAACACGGCTTGATACTGCGTAATCTTCTGAGCCATTGTTGCAGCGTTTGGATCACTGACAGGAATCACGTCTATATTGTCATAGTCGCTCTTCTTGGCACGTGGGCTGCCTTCAACTGGCTCGTAAGTATAAGTATCTGGAGTGTAATCACGAATGATGTCACGAAGTAACCGAAGCTCCTCTTTAAATGAGTAGTGGATGCGGGCTTGTACAGCGGACATTACTTTTAATGTACGCTCCAGAATTGCTAAAGTTGTGCCCACAGGTGCTTGCGCACTCATGTCACTAATTTTCATATCTGCTGCAGATGCGAAGCGACGGCCTTCTTCAATAATTTGATTCATCAATTGAGCCAGAACCTGACTAGGCTCTTTATATGGCAGAGGCATCACATTGTCACGCATCGTGCCAGAAGGCACGTCTACGTCACGGAACTCTCCGGGTGCTATCGGTGTATCGTCACCTTTAATTCGCAGTCCACGGGTCTTAAAGCCACCAGGCAAGTTCGCCAATGATCCGGCATCAACGAGTTGGCGGAGGATACTAGTACCTGATTTAGCAAAAGCCCCGATGAGGTGAATAAGACCAAAGCAATAGAAACCAAAACCGGGAATATAACCGTAATGCACAAAATGTGAACGCTTCTTTTTATGCTCATCTTCTGGTCTCCAATTGCGACGAATAGCAAGAACAATACCGTTTGATTTGTCGATGGTAACAATATACGGTAGTGCTATACCCGTAGGTTCTCCATCTTCTTTGTCTTCATAGCCAGGCAAGTCAAGATCAACTTGCATTTCAAGGATTTTATACCGATCGTCTGTAGTGGCCCTAAAGCCCATCTTCTCAGCAATCTTCTTCTCAACTTCATCAAATGAGTCTACAGGATCTGGTAACTCAATATCTCTATAGAACCCTGCGACTTGTAGTTTGCGTAGCTCGTTAGGGGTCTTACGCATCACATGCGTGACCCGTGGCGACGTAGCTAGATCAGTAGCACCGTAAGGAACAACTAAGTCCTCTGCCGGTACAAACATAGATACCTGACGACCAATACTTGGATCGTAGTACACCTTCTTAAATGCATTACCCGATAAACCCAAGCCCCATAACATGCGCTCATGTTCAGGTCGGAATTCTTGCATCACATCTGTTAACTGATAATTCATATCATCAGCAACACGCTCAGCTGCGTCTTTCTTTTCTTGTGTCTCTTTACCAACGATCTGTGTCTTTACTGGACCTGCTGCTGGAAACGTTTCCATGATGGTCTCAGCTTGGAACTTCACAAGTGCTTCAGATAACAGTGGGTGATATACACCGCATGCACCTTCCCAAGGCTCGGTGCGCTCTTCAATCTTCATCCCTAATAACTGAATACCATCAACGTAGGTCTGCATCCAGTCTTTGCGAGAGCCAATATCTTCATCAAAGTCACCAACTAAGTCTGATGCTAGGGACTGTAGGTCGCCATCACTCATGTACTCTGCTAGATTGGCATCAAAATCTTCATCGCTTGGCTCTTCTTCCTCAATCCGTAGGATGGGCATGCCATCAATACCAATCTCCACTGACTCGGGATCTTCAATCTCGATCTCAAGTTCTGGCCCTTCTTCCATCATTGGAAGCGCTCCTAAACCCAGTGGGGCCTGTGATAGTGATTTATCTATTGCCATATATTTACCTATACGTTGTAGTAGCCTTTATGCCTAGATGACTTAAATTGTTTTGGTTCGTCTTCATAGTCAGACTCCAATTGTACAAAGCCACCCCTTCTATATCTTAGTAACGCCTGAGTCATTGAGTCCACCAAGTCATCATGATCTCCACTTGGGAAACTTGCAACTTCTTCTACTAACTCTTCTGCCCAATGCGTATTAGGAACCCAAACCCTCCCAGATGCAAATATATCAGCAACTGCGTTCAAACGGGCAATTTTATCGCTCCCTTTACTTGGAACATATTCCTGAACAGGTATACCCATAGCTCGTAACTCGAACACTAGAGGGGCTCCGGAGGCTTTTGCCTCAACAATAAGTGCATCAGGTTCCCACTCTTTATAGTGTTCCATAGCCTTTTGCTTTAGTTCTGGAAACTCCATGCGTTCTTTGAAGGAGTTGAGCAATATTATGTTTGGTACCTCAAGCCCCCTACTATTAGCTTGGTAGAACACCCCCCAAGTAGTACAAGCACAGTAGTCTGACCGCTGGGTCTTAAGGAACGCCGTATCCCAGCTCTGTATAGTGAACTCACACTGGGGTGGGTACTCATGCTCCCAGATCTGCCACCATTCCCGTTTCACAATAGCACTAACATCTGATGTGGGCGCCTGCATATACTGCGCCATCCACTTAGCGTTTGGTAGTTCCTGCTTTAGCGCAGTTAACTCAGCCAGACTCCAGAACCCAGGCCACAGTGGCTCTTCATCAGGCAGGATCGCAGGGAACTCAATGACTTCCCACTCTTCACCAGAGCGCTGTTGGGCTGCCTTTACAACCTGAGCAGTCAAGTCCTTTTTACTCCACCGGGTCATCACGATGATGATTGAGCCTCCAGGCTGGAGACGCTGCCGTGGACCAGATGTATACCACTCGTACGTTTTGTCGTACACGTCCGGGTTACTCTCAGCTAGAGTTGCCTCTTGTTCTGAGTGCGGATCGTCAATGATGAGGATATCAGCGCCTTTACCAGTAACCGCTCCGCCAACACCGATTGCAAAGTAATCTCCGCCCTTATTAGTCGCCCAACGACCTGCTGCCTTTGAATCTGCCTGAAGCCCGACCCCCGGAAATATTGACTTGTATACGTCTGAGTCGACCAAATTACGGACTTTCCGTCCGAAGCCCACAGCAAGCTCAGCGGTATGGGAGGTTTGAATAACCTTCTTCTCTGGAAATTTACCAAGAAACCAAGCAGGAAGGAGGTAACTAGCAAATTCAGATTTTGTATGACGAGGTGGCATATTAATAATAAGTCTTTTGCATTCTCCTCTTGCGACTCTTTCAAACGCTGATGCCATTTCTTCATGATGTGCTCCTTCTATAAAGCTAGGCCATGCTTTTTTGACAAAAGCCATGAAATGTTCTTGTGCAGAGTCCTGTTCTTCGTCAACTACCGTGGTATCTAGGTCTTTGTACCAAGTTCTGAGCTCCGATTCACCCATATGATCCAAATTTTTGTCCAAAAACTCTAGTTCAGCGATGGTTAGCCGCTTTTTTGGGGGGTTTTGGGTGGCTGATGTGCTCATTTTTCTTTAACTTCGACGTCTACAACTTCATTTTGGTTATTTTTTAGTTGTGCTAGGCGGTTTTCTGTCTTACTTTTGTTATCTAGCTTCTGCATTTGCATTAATTGAGCAATCCGCTCTTTAATTGCAGCCTTTAACTCGTCGCTAGTCTTATGTGTAATGGTGATTTCAGAGCGTTCAGTGAACAAATCCGATGCTTTTCCTAGTAATTCCAAGGCTTTAAGCGCAGTTTTGTTGTCCTCGTCCTGACTAATCTCCATCAAGCGGTTGACTACAACTGTTCTAACCTGAATTTTATCCGCAACAACTTGCTTCTCGTACTCAGATATATAGTCACCAAGTTTTAGGGCAACGCCTACGGTCTTTAAGGCATTCTTCTCTTCTGGGCCAGCTTCTGTATTTTTTTTAGAAGCATCTTCCATCTGAGCAAACATCTCTTTTGCCTTTTCTGCTTCTTCGGGGGTGACGTTCTCTTCGATACCGAGCTCTCTTAATAAGAGTGCAGTGTTCCCAGCGATCTTAGCTCGCTCATGTAGATCCCTGCCGTTTTGCGGTTGGGCTAATACTGGTATAGGTATGTCGAGGTTTGGCTCAACGGGTATTTGCATACAACCTTGTTTGTGAGGTTTATATGCGTGGAGTGTAGCAGTAAAAGGTGGGGCGAGCAATACTGCCACCCGCCCCGAGCTCACGTGAAGAGCATAAAAATTATATACCCCCCTGGGGTAGGAGTCCCGAAAAAAATGGTGGGGGGCCATTTCTACTATTGACTCAGTTACGCTTTCCATGGAAAAAGCAGACCCCCCGGGGCCTCATAGTTTAATGAAAAACACGTTGCCAGGTGATTAACCATATCTATTACGTGAGAATAGGATGATATTAAGTACTGACAAAAAGTCGGAGTGTGTTTAATGATTCATATTTGTTACATTAAGCGGGTTTTTGCAACATATACGATACATTTTTAAATTGAGTGATCTGGTGTGCAGATCATTGTGTATATATCGGCTTAGGTACCATTAACTGTGTATTTGGGGGTCGGGTGGTGGTGGGGTCTGAGTTATATAAAAAACCTATGCCTACTCCACCAATCAAATAACCATCAATGCCTATTAGTACTGAGAAAAATTTTTTTTAGGGGTCGTTTTTCGGGTCATTGTCGGCTCGGTTCTATGTAGTCTATTGTAGTCATTTGCCTGTAAAAATCCTACACTTATATAATAGATCCTGTATATTAAAGATATGGGGTAATGGTTATCCCATGCACAAATAAAGGTTCAATCTTGATTTGTGCTAATCGTTTTAATGGAGATGTAAAATGCCTAAAAAGCAAAATACAGTAGTAAACCCTTTTGAGGGTGTAGTGAATCAAATAGTAAATCCTGATGGCTCTGTCGTTCCTGTGCAATATGTGGCTGATCCGTCTGCGGTGTTTACATTGTCGGCTGAGCATTATGCTGAGATTGTAGATTTGGCTGATGATTGGTTTAATGGTTGCGACATGATGGGCAAGGGCAAAACCCTGCGTTCCGATAGTGCCAAGGCTATCAAGCGTATGTTGGGTGAGAGTCCCGCTTATCCGCAGTATATGGCTTATCGTCAGGCTTTCGTTAATCAGTTGCTTAGTTCTGGCAAAACTAAAAACGAAACCTCGGCTAGTCAAATGTGGACTGAGTTGATGGATTTGGTGCGTGATGTTTGCAAACCCTTTACCATTCCTAAGTCTGCGGGCAAGTCTGCTACTCGTATGGCTGGCAAGCGTGATAAGGCTAAGGCTGAGATCGAGAAAATGTCTGATGAGGTTTTAGAGTCGGCTATGGCTGATTGGAAATCTACTGACAATTTTATGCACGCTCAGTTGGCTAAGGCTGAAATTAACAGACGGGCTAAAAAGGCACTTGATACTAATCCTGAGTATCAGAAAGCCCTAGAGCAGTTGAAGGGTAAGCGTGATTCAATCATTGCCGATATTCGTAAGATCAAGCAGTTGGGTGATCTTGAACAAATCGAGGCGTTGATCATGCCATTCGTTCCTAAGTCTGCTTAATTAAGTCTGATTCACTTCAACCCCACTTCGGTGGGGTTTTTTTCGCCCAACATTCGTTGGGCTTTTTTTGTTTCTTCACCCTAGCCCTATCTCAATAGGGAACTGTCATTGTAGCAACGCATTAGCCCTTTCCTTGCGTGGTCTTTTTGGCTTATGCTGGTCTCCAGCATAACAAAGTTTGCTACGCTTGTCAAGCACGCACAAATAAAGCATTGTTCTTTAAAAGTGCGTATTGTTCCGTATTGTTCTATGCCCTTGGAACATTCCTAACCCCTTGATTTAATTAAGTTTTTAGGCGTTTTTTGGGGTATTGTTCTATTGTTCCGAGAAACTATGAAGCCGAAATATTTTTTGCCCCTCGAAAGACCCCCCTCGCATAGTGCAGAGGCTTTTCCAAGTTCTAGACTCGTATGGCTTAGTAATAGTATAGAACAATAGAACATTATATAAATAAAACCCTTAAACCCAATACCCATATGGCTTACATAATGTTCCGACCCCATAGAACAATACAGAACATTACAGAACAATACCCATCGCCCCCGACAACCCCGATCCGCCTAGCCTTGCCATGCACTTGCACAACTCTGTAAAAATAAATGTGTAAACACTTGACAATGTAAGGTAGATGTGGTAAACTATAAGAGTGGGAATTTTTCAAATTTTTTTACACGCTTTACTAACCGAGCACATTTCAAGATCCCATCTTTATTTGTGCCACAACCGAGGAGATGTTATGTATCACGCACGCTTTACTACAAATACGCAATATGACACGCACATCTTGTGCACTTGCTGTCATCACCCCAAAGTCACCCAAGGTCGCTACGACCATCTCAAAAGACTCAAGCAACGCATTACTTGCCATGGGTGCGGAGAGATGCTTGCCCGTATCGAGTCAGTCAAAAAGCAAAGCCGAGTATTGCCTATCAACAAGAGCACCCCAACCTATATCAGCGACCCTGAGATGCTCAAGCAACTAAACCCAAAGAGGACAACATGAGCCAACCTAACGAGCCTAAATTCGAAGACGACTTTGATGTGGACACCGATCCGCCTGAACAATACACCACAACCCTATACGACATTGCATCGACAAAAGCGTGGAACTACTCGTTGGAATACGACCCAACCACAGGCATGACATCGCCAAGAGCCTTTTCAACAGAACTCAAAGAAGCCTATAAAGCGGGGTTTCTTGAGGGCTTTGCTTACCGCTTAACTCAACCAACACCTGATACAGGAGAATAGTATGACTACATTTACAACCGAAGATCGTATGAAAGCCTATGACATCGAAGACCGAGAGGATCGGGAACGGATGCTCAGGGATCAAAACCACATACTTGCCGAGGAGATCCAAGTCCTCAAAACCAGACTTGCTCAAGCCAACAAGCGTGCGGACTCATGGGAAGAAGCCTATCACAACGCAATGGACACCATGTCTAAGATGAGTAGGGCAAGACAATGAAAACCTACCTACAAACCGCATTATTCCTATTGGTGCTCGCATTTTGCGTGGTGCTTTGGTCAATCAAGATAGAGTATGGACTATGAGGAGAAGAGAGATGAAACAGAAAGTAATCAAGACAGGGGTAGTGGTCGAAGGTGTCGATATGCGAACCTATCGTAGCGTGGAAAACCCTCGCCATGTGGCAGGGATAACCTATCGTAGCGTAGATGAAGCCTTCAAAGGGGCAGACTATGCTTGTGCACTAGAAAAGCATAAGCCCGACTACCTGCACGCATTTGAGTGGTTCTCTGAGTTATTTATGTTTTTCTTTTGGGTGGGTTGTGCCATATCCCTCCCAATCGTAGTAGCCCTATGGCTCTTTCGATAGCACAAATAAAGACTCGATCTTGAAATGTGCATTTTTAACTAAACCAAGGAGTATGTTATGAAACCTGAAGTAAACGCAGTATTGCAAGAAGTAAAAGCACACCTTGCTAACCCAAAGCCAGCCACACCTGACTTCAAATCCATGTCCATCATGGAAGCAACGAAGTGGTGCTTGTTAGAAGGTGGTATTGACAAGCCTAGCGAGATTGCCAAGATCACAGGCAAAGCAAACAACGCTGTATACACCGCCTTGTGGAAAATCCGCAACCCCAAGCGTGTCAAGGTATTGGCTCGTCGTGCCAAGAAAGTCAAGGCACTCAAGGCAGGGATAGTCAAGGAAGGTGTAAAAGCAAAGCCGACCAAGATCAAAAAACCCAAGATTACCAATGGCTTGTATGACGATGGCATGGAGACCCCATTCCTTGATGCAATCCAACGGCATGGTGTATTCCCCGACTTTGTAAAACCACGCAGTCTTGATATAGCAGATAAAGCGTTGCTCGAGGCTGAGAACCGCAGACTCAAGATCTTGGTCGAGCATTACGAGAACCTGCTATTCAAGGGGGGTAAGTAATGTATCGCACTACAACTTACAACTCTGCAAGGCTACCAAGCATAGTCAACTATGCGTATGCCAAGAAAGTCTTTGAGGATGCAGTTCCCTATCGGGGGCGGTATCCCATTGAGAAACCCTTGGGTAGGAACAGGCGGTATGACCATATGCAGATCCACCAACGCATCAGAAGTCTTGAGGTAGAGGGTGATCCGCTTGGTCAATTCGCCACAACCATTTGTTGCAAACTGTATGCCACAGACTGCATCGAGTTCTATCCTGACGAGAGCATCGTCTTGCGTGTGAACACATGGCGAGGTCCGACAACCATGATGTTCTTGAACTACACGCTACAAGAGCATATCGGTGAGGTTCAGTCCGAGGCTGGCAAGTGGTATTTCATCAACAAGGGGGGTGAGGCTTTTCCTATGCCGACAGGGGCAAACGAGGAGATGCACATTCACTTTGTTGATGGGCATGGCTTTAGACCCAAGGATCTCAAACCTGAATACAAATACAAGGTTCGCAGGAAAGAGATGAACCGACTGCGTAAGTATTACTCAGACTTCACCGAGTATGGCAAGACTATGCTCATGGCTGATGGGGCACTTGGGACTCATACGGAACTATTTGAAGAACTCAAAGGGCTTGGCTTTATCAGCAATACTTTTACGGGGAACCATGTGTATCAGAATTGGGGTGACTCAAAGAGTGTAAGCGTGCCCGAGCAACGAGCCAAGTTGATGAGTATGGTAGAGCAGTCTATGGCAAACAACGATCTTGAGATGAAATACAAACTCATGAGGGCTATTGCATCAGTAAGTTGCCACTATAACTATCAGTCAAGTATGCATACGGGAAAGCCTGATCGCTTCATTGCGATATTTGAGGAACTTATCAAGTATCACCATCGGGACTCGATTTTTGAAGCAGTAGAGCAGGAGATCGGTAAGCCATTCCGTGATCGCAATGGGTATTTGTTTTCGTAGTAAGCACAAATAAAGAATGGGTCTTTAAATGTGCGTAGTTTATTTTATTTAATTAAGGAGAATAGTATGTCAGAAGTATTGTTAAATCGTTTATGTACTCTTAAAGAAGCAGGAGATTTGATCTGCTCTGTGGGTAGTGGTACAACCTTCCATCTTATGGGCGAGGCAGGTGTCGGTAAGACTTCCCTGTTCAAGAGCATCGTGGAACGCACAGGTTATCGTGGTGTGTACATTGATGTACCTAATGTAGAACTAGGCGAGTTGGGTATTCCGATCCCTAACCATGAGACCAAGACTACTCGTATCTACCCTAACGAGCAATGGGGTTTCCATTTGAACGAGCCACTTATCATGTTCTATGACGAGTTCACCAAGGGGCATCAAGCGGTTAAGAATATGTTGCACCCTTCATTGAACGAGCCACGGCAGATCATGGGTTATCCATTGCATGAGAATACGATAGTTATTACTGCTGGTAATTACACAGGTGATGGTGTAGGCGACAACATGATGGCTCATACTCGCAATAGGATATCAGTTATCAACATCCGCAAACCGCACGCAGGTCTGAACATTGATGGCTCAGTTGATCCTGACTCTTGGGGCGAGTGGGCATTGAGGAACGACATTGCCCCTGAGATTCTTGCGTGGATTAAGGAAACACCGCAGGCACTTGCATCTTATCTTGATGCGGGACAAAGCGGGAACAAGTACATCTTTCAACCCAAAGAAGTTCAGCGATCCTTTGTCAGTCCAAGATCTCTGGCAAGAGCCTCAAATATCCTCAAGCACAGGGCAACCACAACGGAGAACGCAATCATCTGTGCATTGGAAGGCACGATTGGTGCACCTGCAGCACGAGATCTGATGGCTTATGTTGCCGTAGCCGACAGTCTTCCGACTTGGGAATCAATCGTCAAAGATCCAAACAACGCAATAGTCCCAAGCAGTCCTGCGGCT